GTTGATGCGCATGCTGCGCCTTCAGGTGAGCAGCCTTGGAGCCAGCGGTCCACGCACGGTTCGTGGACCTCTGTGCGGCTGACGAGAGCTTCGTCGCTTTCGCGAGTGGTGAGTCGTTCTTACCACCAATGCCGCCAGTATGCTGGTTGCCGTTGAACTCGTCCTGCGCGATCGCGTCCATCCAGAGTCCATACGCGTGATCATGCAGAACCGAATCCCCAGGCGAATTGAATGCAGCGTTCGTCTCGGCCGTGTTCTCGGCCTGTGTGGATCCTCCACCACCCGCGCCACCTGCGCCGCCCTTGCCCTTGGGAGGCATAGCACCGGCCGGTGGGGGAGGCAGGCCCAGCTTGCCCTCCGGGTGATCCACGTCCAGGTCGTCGTAGCCGCTGTCGGGATCCGCTGCGATCTTGCCGCGCACCTCTTCAGGGCTGACTGCGCCGATCGTGACGTAGACCTGATCCGTCTCGCCCTCGGACTTGCGCATCAGAGCCTTTTCCTTCTCGGTCTGGCTGACCAGATCGACGAAGTCGAACGTGATGTCGTCGTAGATCTCCTCGAACAGGGACAGCATGACGACCTTGACCAGACGCTCCAGGTTGGGCCGGAAGATCGACTCCTGTTGGTTGTTGATGTGGTTGTTGTAGATCGTGATGTCGCCCTCGGCCGTCGTGTTCAGACCCGTGGGCGTGATGCCGATGAGGATGGTGAGTGGGGTCTTCGCCACTGCGGCCATGTGCTCCTGCGCCTGCGCCTGCAACTTGTCCAGGCCGGACAGGCTGGTCTCGTGCTTCTCGAATGCCTCGCCCTCGTTGTCCAGGACCATCAGACCCTGGTTGTCGCGCAGTGCATTGAACATGCGCGCGCGCTTCAGGAATTCGTCATAGCCCTCGCCCTGGAGGATCGAGGACAGGTCCGTCTTCAGCACGCTGCATGAGAAGTTCTTGAGCAGACGACCGACGCTGTCCCGCGTGCTCATCCAGTAGTCAACATACGGCTGGGCAAGCTGGCTCAAACTCATTCCCGAAAAATTGTAGATCGGCTTGAGCAGGTCGGGTAGTGGGCGGCCCACGAACGTGAGCAGACGTGAGGCATCGACGCGCGCACCGTAGACCCACCATGAGGTCGGCTCGTAGTAGTCCTGGCGCAGCGGGTAGGTCGAGTTATAGGTCGCGGGGTAGGTCGTGATTGGCTCGATGACCTTCAGTGCCTGGAGCGGGTGCTTCTTGTTGATCTTCTCGTGCTGGATGAGCAGCTTGCTGCCGATCTCCTCGACGTCGTCGATCTCCTTGTCACCGAAGTCCAGGTAGATCTGGCCACGCCCGAAGAAGCCATCGAGCACAGCGCACCGCTCGAACATGTTCTTCGCATGCAGACGCACAAGCTCGACCTCGATCTGCTTGATCTCCTTGTCGCGCTTGTGATCGCCCGTGCTGCGGAACTTGATCCACTTGCGGGTCATCTCTTTCGCAGTGCGCTCGCTGATGTCGCGATACTCGCTGATCTGCGTGAGTTCGTTCAGGTAGGGGAAGCCAGGGAAGCCCAGGCCGGTCATGCCCATGGCGTGCTGGTTGTCGTAGCCCTTCCACATCGCGCCTAGCTGGTCGTCCATGGCCAGGACGTGCTCGTCCAGCATCTTGCCGTCCGAGCACATGACCTTCATGGGTGGCGTGTATGGCTTGACGGTCCACTGCGGCACCGGCATTTCGTGCGCGTGGTAGATACCGGACTTGCCTTCATTGTCCTCATCCAGGCGTGCGAGGAACGCTTCGCTGATGTGCTGCTTGTGCTTGCTCAGAACCTCTGCCACTTCGACATGATGCTGGTGCCTGCGCCACTCGCACACTGCGAGTGCCCAGTAGCCTCTGCGCTTGCGGTCCAGCCAGGAAAATAGACTCATGATTGCAGCTCCGTCAACTGGACATGGATGGTTGCGGTGTTGCCTTCAGTGGACGCGGAAACATCGTAGCCGTGTGATTTGAAATAGCCACCGATGAGCGCGCACACAAGCTTGAAGAACTCCGAGAATTCGCCATTCTCGAAGCCCTGGTCAGTAAGCTCGATGCTGCAACCATGCTTGTGCGCCTTCTCCATCGCGTCCAAGGCCATGAGGATGTAGTCAGCCGCCATCTCCACCGCGTCGTTCATGAAGTCTGCCTTGGCCTTGTCGTCCGCGCGCAGGGGCACAGGCTCGGGCATGGGCGGGATGGCCAGTGGAGCGGACAGGCTAGCGGCGAGCAGAAGGAGTGCGGTGATGGTGATCATTGCTTCTCCTTCACGGGCACGGTCTCAGTGTTCTTGCGCGCAATGCGCACTTCACCATCGTCGAACACGAACTTGAAGAGGCCATTGTCAAGCTGTGCATACGTGCCTTTGCGGCCATCGATCACGAAGTCCTTCACCACGGCAGTCATGCGTCCACCTCTTCAGTGACACTGAGCCGTGAGTCATGCGCACCCGTGGGCCACTTCGATATGCCCATGATGTCGTTGTATTGCGTCTTCCACACCTCGGGCACGCCAAGCTCCTTGAGCGTCTTCTCAGGCCTGCCCTCATACTTCGCAGCCGCGTGCTCCACCGCAGCCTTGGAGTGGATCTCTGCGATGGTCTCATTCACTGCGAGACGGTTGTATCCACTGCCGATGCAATGCACACCAGCGCCAGCCTTGCTCCAATAGGATTTGCTGTAGTCACTCACACCACCGGCTTCTGCAAGCTCCTTCTCACGAGCTATGCTCCACAGCTTGCCACGACCTACCGTGTCTTCGGCAACGTGGAACGCGACATGCCCAAGCTCATGCGAGATAGTCTCCAGGCCTGCTGTCTTGCTGCTCAGTGCCATACCTTTCAAGCGGCATGTGATCTCTTTCGTGACTGGGTCGAAGTGCCCAGCCTCGCTGAATGAATTTCCGCCGACGTTGAACTCTTTCTCACTGGTCGTGAACTTCAGCTTGTCCACAGGGAAGTCCTGACGCTTGGCCTCTTCAATGCACACAGCCTTGGCATGCTCCATCCCAGGCTTGAGCCATTTCAGTTCGGCCTGCTTCATTTCCTTCTTGGCGTCTTTCCAGGCCTGCTCTGCTTTCTCCATCTCAGCCTGTGCGACTTTCCAATCTTCCTTCTTAGCCCAGCCCTTGCCCGTGATCGCTTTGTTGTATTCACGCACAGCCTCGTTGCGAGCTTCGTGCGCAGCGTCTTCCTTCTCCCAGAACTTCTCAATGTCGATACTAGCGTTTGACATACCAGGGACTTGTTCAGCATGCTCAGCACGCCCAGTGCCGCCCGTGTGCTGGTTGCCGTGGAATGGATGACCTGCGCCTTCGCCGTCCTGCGCAGTCGCTAGTGCCTGCGCCATCGCTTCGTAATCACTCTGCGTCTTCTGATAGACCTCGGAAGTAATACTGCAACGATGACTCGGAGCAGCCAGAGCAAGTCGCGAAGTAGCCACATAGCCGCTCCCCATCACGCACCGATCGCTGCGAGGAAGTCATCACTGATGTGCATGCCCGCGCCCTTGGTCATGGCCGTTTCCATCGCACCGATGAACGCGTCCACATCATCGTCGTGCTGAGCATTGGGGAAGTTCGCGCAGTTGTCCACGAAGCCTGCGCACCATTCGCCGCCTTCGAGGATCGTCACGAAACCGGACTCGACCGCAGGACTCACCGTGTCCGCGCGCAGCACCTTGTCAGTGGACGTGATGGTTTCGAAGATCGGCACTGTGCATTCGCGCTTCATGGCCTGCACTGTAGCCTTGCCTGATGCACTGCCACCACCTTCCACGTAGACCTTCTGCGGGTGCCATTTGTCAAACTGCTGCTGCACGGCACGCTTCACGTCGGGGAATTGCAGCTTGCCTTTCCACACGTCGATGATGTAGTAGCGATTGCGCGCGATACCGAGCGTGACGCATGACGTGTAGTCGTCCTGCTTCTTCTCGCCCAGTGCCGTATCCCAGCGTTGAATGATGCGCAGAATGCCAAGCTCGCGGAAGTATGCACGACGCTCGCTCGGCCCCATCTCGATGGGCTGCTTGATCGGCCGCAGGAACTTCCACCATTCACGCTTGAACAGGTTGCCCTCGGCCGCACTGGGACGCTGCTGGTAGAGCGAGGCCCACACCTTGGATCCGACACCCGGCTCGTCCGCAGTGCCGATCTTGATCTCCATCAGCTCCTTCAGCGAGTAACGCTCCTTGTGCAGAGGGTCGCCTTCCTTGCGCAGCAGCGTGCCGTCTTCGTCGAACTCGTCATGCTCAGCGACGGCCGGGAATGAAATCACTTCCCACTGCTCGCCGCCCTTCTTCATGTTGTCGAGCAGATGACCCGCAATGTCGAACTCGTGTCGTCGTGTGATGATGAGCAGGATCCCAGCCCCAGGCATCTTGCGGGTATAGAGATCGTTCACATACCAATCCCACGTCGATGCGCGCACGGTCTCGGAGAACGCTTCCTCATTGTCCTTGACCACGTCGTCCATCAGGATGATGTCGCCACCGCGACCAGGGATACCACCACCGCGCCCTGCGCTCTTGTAGACGCCACGATGATTCACGACTTCGAAGATGTCGCTGTTGCGCAGATACGACCCATCAGCGACGGTGCGGATGTTCTTGCCCCACAGGTTCGTGTCGGGGAACAGTTCGCCATACTCCTCGCTGCATATCACACGCTGCACATCGCGGTTGATGGAGGATGCCAAATCGTTGCCCCACGACGTGCCAATGAAGGCCATGTCAGGGTAGCGACCCAGGCAGTATGCAGGGAAGCGACG